TGATGACTATCTTAAAAAATTGAACAAACTCGTAAAACATGGAATCATAGAAAAAACCCACCTTATTGGGTGGGTATAAATGTAATGTATGTTGGCTTTTCAAGTGCTATTCATTAGATTACCAATCCACATCTCAATGGCAGTTCGCACTGTGGTACCCATCGACGAAAACAAATAGTTAAATGATAACCAACATAAAAACATTATACCATACAACTATTTGATTGTAAACTCTGTGTCGACAAGTACCACACCACCTTTAACAGTTTTTGGTGATAATTTTCCTGTAAATCTCGCCCCGACTTTAAAGTTATCAAACGTCACCTTTTCTTTACACACATCGGGTAGTCCAGCACATTTGACTTCGGGTTTATCATGACCGACATAATGTTCCATGTATGTTTTGGCTCTGATAAACTTTGCTTTTGTGAAATCACCTTCATGCTTCCATGCTCCTAGTTTACTATCATGAATCTCAATGTCTGGAATATCAAAACCTGTTAAATGTATGCTATCAGTGTCGGCATAGATGAATCGGTCATAGACACTTTGAGCAGTTCTGATTGTTTTATTCCTTGAATAAGCGGTAATAAAACAAGACATAGCGGTGTAAATCGGTTCGGTAATTTCAACCTCTTTATTTAATTTATATGAAACAATATCACCGTCAAGATACGGTGTTTTTTGTTTTCGTTCGGGTGATGTTGCAAATTTTCCGTATAAACTATTTAACATTAGTTTAGCAAGTGTTCTCATTCCACCTTTTGAATTTGCCTTTACTTCACTCCAATAGTCGATATAGGATTTAAACAACCCGACTTTCCCTTTAAATTTGAACCCACCGTGATATTCAACATTATATAAATCATAATGGTCTTGATATAGTTTTAAGTCAACAGATGTTACAACCAAATCAACCGTTTCTCCACCACTCGATGTTAGATATTCTGTTTCAACAAATCGCCCCGAATTTTTAATTTGAATACATGGTAGATGGTCTTTTTTCAACTTAAACTGGCAAGACATAAATTGTATGAAAAGAGGATAATCATCATCTTGTTCGTATTCACCATCAAAAGATTTAGGATAGCCATATGGTAATAAATCATAATACATAACACTCGGATATAATGAATTAACATCATACGCACAACCCTCACCAACCATTTTTCCTGAATAACCTTTCTTTAAGTAAGTCCACCCACCTTTATAAGACTTTCTAATCAGACTATCTTGTTCGATGGTTAGAGTTGGGAATATTTTAAGGAATTGAGTTTCACCACCAATTGACTTTTTATATTGGCTTAATGCGTCACTGGATGTTGTCATTTTATCCATTCCCGTCTCATACTGTAGTTTTAACGCTCTTGCAACTATCTCAACATCACGTGTTATATATGAAATTTCTTCATCTGTTAATTCATGCCCAACAGGACGGTAACTTGTATAATCAATTTCACCTTTTGAAATGGGTAGGTTATACATACTAGCGATTGTTCTAACAGGAAAGTTCAATTTTTTCAATGAATCTTGAAACACAATTTTATGTGCTTTTTTACGTTTTTGCCCAACCACTCTAAACACTACCTCTATTTGATACCATTGACCCGAATCTGTGATAATGGTTTTGAATGTTTTAGGTTTATTTTCTTCTGAATGTGTAAACCCGTTTAAGAGTAACCATGATAGAATAAATTTACCATCAAACTTAAGATTGTGAAAGTAGATGAGTGAACCCGAACCCAACTTACTAGAAAAATCCATAAATTGGTCAATGTCATTTGATAAATGAACACACTCACATGATTCCATATGATATACACAACTTGCCCACACTCTACAATCCTCTAGGTCTGTTGTTGTTTCAAAGTCTGCCATAAAAATTTTTTCAACATCTGTTGCCATTTTTAAATCAACCCTAACGCAGATAAATAGATTTAATATTCTCATAGTGGGTTTGAAATTCATCCAACATTTGTTCTATTAACTCTGCATCCGAATTTAAAAAATGAATTTCGGGCAACAGATTTTTAGAAATAATTTCTCCCCATTCTTTCTCCGAAAGTTTGTTCAATCCTTTAACAATTTCATGATTTCCCAATACTGATTTTAATGCTTTAATTTTATTCTTTTTATGTTGTTTCATCCGTTTTTCAACATAACCTTTTGAATTGAGGTTTCGCAACTCTTTCATAAACGCTTTATATTCATCTTTTGTTTTGAAACGTTGAAGTGACTTACTTCGATTACGTGTTAATAATGTGTCTGCTCCTGTTGCCCATAGATTTTTTTCGGGGTGAACACCGTATTCAAAATCGGGGTCAACTCCAAGAGCAGAACGCACATCCTTGAATTTATCTTTTGTCATGATATTTTTACGCTTACGATTCACACTATTAACAAGCGATTCCAGTTTCTTTTTCTCATTCTCTGTGAACTGAACACCATACTGGTTTTCAAGTTTTTTCCCAACTTTTTTTAAATTCTTCTGACCTTTTCTTCGCCCCGCCATAATAACACCTACTAATTTGACATTATAATATCCATAAATAATCCACCTAAAAATAAACAAGTTAGGCAAATTACAATTAAATCAACTAATGAGATTGTAATTTCCATTGATTCCACCTCTTAAAATTTTCGTTTCATTTCATCGTATAAATCATGTGTAATAAATGATAGCATTTCATCCGTTAATTCTATTTTTTGACCACTCAATTTTTCCACACGGTTCAAAAGTAATTCAAGTGATGTTTTTCGTTTATGATAATCACGTAAAAACATTTCTACTTTTTTAGCACTGGGAAAAATAAATTCTTCGTGATTAACCCCAACCACCTTAAACGGTGATTGTGATAAATCATAATAATAACCCCTTTCACTCACCACTGGTTTTGATGGGGTTGTATTAAGAATTTCAGACATTTTTTTCAGCTCCTTCGATAAAATAAAAAGGGGATAAACCCCTTATTATTAATTGTTCGGGAAGAAAACAACATCCATGTAACGTTTTTTATTTTTAGATGTTTTTTGTTCGAAAACACATTCAATCCCGTCAACTAAAATTTCTTCTTTTTCAGATGGTAATAAAACATTGTCAATTGCCTTTAACTTTTCTGTAACAACCATCCCCATAAAATAAAAGTGTTTCGGGTCTTCTTTGAAGATTACCACCGCATAGTCCCCGTTATCACCTTGAAGATAATCATAATTAGTGATTGTGATTAATGCTTTTGTTGGCACTGTTTCACCTTTTTCACGACCTACCATAAAATCAATTACTGTTCCGTTTCCTACTTCTTGAATTTTTGCAATTAATAAGTTTTTCATGTAATATCTCCCTTTATTTTGACAATTTTTACTACCCTTTTATTATACCACAAACGACATAAAATACAACATTTTTTTAAAATGTTTTAAAAAATTTTTAATTACTTTATGAATAATATCGTTTATAATTGAAATATAGGAAAAAAGGGGGTAAAGACATGACATTAGAGGAAGCTCAACAACAGATTTTAGAGTTAAAAGAGGAATTGAAAACCGCAAACGATGTTGCTCAATCTTATCTTGAAAACAACAACATCCTAAAACAGCGAGTTGAGAGCCTACAAGAACATAATCAAAAACTGTTCTTACGTATTACACAAGATGTAACAACAGTAGAACAGAGTGAACCCGATGTATCACCAATTGAGAAGTTTTTAGAAACAGTTACAATTTAAAAGGAGATGAAGAAAAATGGATAATGTAGAATTATTAAATGCCATTCGTGCCGAAGCGTCACAGGAATATCAAGAACGCATTCCTGAGGCAACCCGAACAAACTTACAAGTGGTGGGAAAAGCTATCACCGAATACGCCCCGACATTAAATGAGTTTACAAACGCATTAGTATCTAAAATTGCACTTCAATTATTTGCAAACAAAATGGCTAAAAATCGTTTAGCGAAGTTTAAAAAGGGAACACTTGAAAATGCGAGTGATATTGAAGAGATTTTCGTGGCTATGGCTACCGGAATCGCCTATGATAAAGAGGGTTCCGATGTTTTAGCACGTAAAAAACCCGATGTTAAATCATTATACTATAAAGAGAATTACCAACAGACTTATGAGGTATCTGTTTCAGATGTGCAAGTCAAACAGGCTTTCACAACCACAAAAGGGATTGCCAATTTAACAAATCACATTATTAATTCAATGTATAGCGGGGCGAATCATGACGAGTATTTAAGCATGAAAAATCTATTCAATTTATACGATACAAACTTTAAAAAAGTTACGGTGTCAAACGTTACAGATGAAGCAACTGGAAAAGAATTTGTTAAGGCGGTTAAAAAAGCGTGTACGAACTTAACTTTCATGTCATCAGAATACAATGCCGAAGGTGTTAAAACATACACAGAAGAAAGCGACCAAGTGTTGTTAGTTCATAAAGATGTCATGGCAGAAGTTGACGTCGAAGTATTAGCAAAAGCGTTCAATATGGGAAAAACACAGTTCGAAGCACAAGTTATTGTTGTTGATGATTTTGGTGGAATGGAAAACACCCTTGCTTTATTAGTTGATAAGGAATGGTTTATGATTTATGACACGTTACGTACAGTTGAATCAATCCGAAATCCTAAAGGTTTATTTACAAACTATTTCTTACACGTTTGGCAATTACAAGCCGTTTCTAAATTTAGAAATGCGATTGCCTTTAAAACAGAGTAATGAGTTTTAATCCAACGGGGAGCATTATCATTTTAAAAAATGTTCCCTTTGATAATACTTATGGACACACGATTGATTTTGAAACGGAATCAGAACAACACAATTATTTCATGAATCAAAAATTCCATTCGCGACACGACAATTATAGTTATTTAAGACGGGAACGTTCCATAAAAATTGGTGTTGGAATTGACACATTAAGGGGAGCTAACTATTTAATGTATGCCAATGAAGATGGTAAGTGGATTTACTGTTTTATCACACGTAAGTCTTACATCAATGATAACAACACCGAGTTAATTTTAGAAACAGATGTCTTACAATCCTTTTGGTTTGATATTACCTGGAATCACACCTACATTGATCGTGAACATATGGATAGATGGGATGAAAACTTATCACCTATTTATAATACGATTGACGAGGGGTTGACACTTGGCGATGAATACATAATCAAAACAAGTGAAACCATCCACACCGTATCACCTCAATATGTTATAGCAGTAACACAAACTGTTGATATGAACGGAAACGAACAAGGGTTTAACACTATCTTGAATGGTGTGCCATCTACTGTTTGCTATGGCTTCTCACATGGTAATACATTCGGGAATGATTCTGATACATTAGGGAAATCACCAAGTGTTATTTCCATCGCTAAACTACCATTGGATATTACCGACCCAAAATACACCACTCAATATGTTAAAACTGTGACCTATCCAAAAGAAGATGAATGGGATGAATCGTTAAACCGTCAACCTCTACCAAAAGTGGGTGTATACCCTGTTGACATTTTAAACTCATACAACGCTAAACGGGTGTTGGGGTCTGTTAATAAATTCAATGGATACGACTATCCAAGTTCGTTAGGATTGGGAAAAACATTCAACCCTAAATTTGAATCGAAATTACTATCATATCCTTATTCCTATGGATTGTTGAGCGATTGTCAATCTACACCACTGAAAGTAAAACATGAATATGTTACAGGGTCATCGATGGAGTTCACAGGTGTGTGCAGTGTTTCACACTCCCCAAAATCAAAAGTGTATATCAGTTCGGGTTATCGTGGTGAATCTGACGGTAAACTTGAAAATGTCACGAATCATAAAGACCAACAACTCCCTTTAACATCCGATTCCTATAAAGATTATATTTTGAATAACTCTGCACAGATTAAAACATCTCAAGGTGTCAACATCGTAAACACCGCTAAAAACACAATAGCCGGAGCAGTTACAGGAGCGTTGGCAGGTGCTAAACTTGGTGGTGCTTGGGGTGGAGTTGTGGGTGCAATCACTGGTGGTGTAACACCACTTTTTTCGGGGTATGCTACCCATAAACAAGAATTGGCAAAACAATATGACTTGCAAGAGATTCCCGATAGTGTGCGAAACATGGGGAATAATGTGTCATTTGATGTTATTGATAACAATAATAAGATTATGTATTACAAAATGTCAGTGGATGAAAGAACCCGTACACTTTTAGCACACTTTTGGCATTTATATGGTTACAGTTGTAAACAAGTTAAGATACCCGATTTACGTTCACGCTACTATTATAATTTTATCAAAACCGTTGGATGTAACATCACAGGAAATATTGACTATGAAGATTTAACTAGAATGAAAGAAATATTTGATAATGGTGTTACCGTTTGGCATAACCGAGAGGGTGTTGTTCCGTTAGATTATAGTTACGATAATGTTGAGGTGAGTAGAATTTGAGTAAAAAAAGAACAACAATCAACCAGTTAATGAGTGATTTACAATTCAAGTTAACTTATGACCGGTTTAAACATTTATACATGAATCGTTTTGAATGGGTTAATCTACCAAAAGGTGTAGAAGAACGTTATATCGAAAAAGCCTTATTTGAACATGGTAAAGCCTTATTTTTCATGGATGATATGATGGGGTTGATGTGTCTACCATGTACCGAAGATGGTGGTCAAAATGTGTATGGTGAGTTTATTAAATATCGTGCTTTTGGATATAACTATAATAAATCCTATGATATTGAAAATGCCGTGTTAATTCGAAATAATTTAAGTCAAACAAATTCACACCATCTGGTGATGACGTATGCAAATAAATTATGTGAGATTGAGAAAACCATCTTACTAAACATCAAACAACAAAAAACACCTTATATCGTGGCTTGTTCTGAAAAGGATTTACACACCTTAAAAAACCTCTATCAAAAAGTAGAGGATAGTCAAGCTGTTATTTATGCCGATAAACAACTAGACCTAAAAACACTTGGTGTTCATTTAACACCAACCCCTTTTGTCGCCGATAAATTGTTATTACATAAACATGAAGTAGAAAATGAATTACTAACCATGATTGGAATTAACAATGCAAATACAGACAAAAAGGAACGTTTAATCACTGATGAAGTGAATGCAAACAATGAATACATTGACATGAATGTGTCATTCATGTTAGAGGTTCGAAGATTAGCGTGTAAACAAATCAATGAAATGTTTGGATTAAACATCGATGTGAGGTTGAGGGGTGAGGATAATGGCACAGTACACATTGACGATGAAACAGTTGAAGGAGGGGAGTAGATGTTAATAGGTATTATTGTAGGAGTATTATTGTGGAATTTAATAACGTTAATCACCTTTATAGTTTCTGGTGAGTATGAGGATGTCACAATAAAAGTTGGGTGTGGAGTTTTCTTTTATTTAGCACTTGGTTTTTGTTGGGTAGTTAGAGAAGTTAAAAAATTGGCTTGTCAACAAATCAATGAAATGTTTGGATTAAACATCGATGTGAGATTGAGGGGTTAGGATAATGGCACAGTACACATTGACGATGAAACAGTTAGTGGAGAATGATGTTAAAATTTTTAATTTCAATTACCCCATCTTTGATGAAGAATATCGAGAGTATTTAGAAAATAAAATCATCCGTCATTTCTACTTTAGAGAAATTGGGTTTGAAACAGTAGGACGATTCCTATATCATCTTGAAACAAAGATGAATGAAATCATGCCGTATTACAATCAACTTTATAAGTCAACACAACTAGATTTCAACCCGTTAATCAACTATCAAGTTACAGAAACACAATCGAGAGATATACGGGCAAGAGGTAATGGAAGTGAAACTGGTAGTGGTAGAGGTTTATATTCTGATACCCCACAAGGTAGAACATCACTTGAGGGAACATCCTATGTAACAGAAATCAATGAAAACTCAACATTATCTACATCAGAAAACGATTCGGAATCAACTGAAAAATATGTTCGAACGATGGAAGGAAATATTGGTGTTCAAACATTCTCTAGTTTAATCAATGACTATCGAACAACCTTTATCAATGTGGATTTAATGGTGATGGATGAATTGAACGAACTTTTCATGCGAGTTTATTAAAAAGGAGTTGAAAAAATGTCTATTGATAAAATTACGGGTTGTTTAACTCAAAACCGATTTATTCCCATTGACAGTGAGGAATTAACCGCTCTTGAATACATGGGGAAATTAACAAATAAGACGAATGAATTGGTTACACATATGAATGTGATGGATGAAAAAATTCCAACTAAACTAAATGTATCAGATTATAAAAATGATATGTTAAATAATAGAAAAATAAATGAAAATGGTGATTTTACAGGGAGTTGGTTTGGTGTTAGTTCACCACACGATTTAAACCCTTCTCTTATTGACTATGAATCATTAAAATCTCTATCAAGTGATGGGATTAGTTATTCTTCTCTTGATTTAATTGGTGATAGATTTGGTTGGAAATCCATTCATTTTATTGGCGATAGTATCACACACGGGGCGAATTGTGAAGATATTGAAAAAGACTCTTGGTGTGGAATCATCAGAAGATGTTTAGCCATCGACTATCAAACACCGAATCACGGTTATGAAACCATCTATTCACCTATTCAAAATGCAAATGGAAAATACACATCGTCTCACTATTGTGATACTGTGGGTTCGTGGTCTATGAATGAAGATTATCGTTCCATATCATTATGTAATATGTCGAGTGTTGAAGAGGGTGCAATTTTAAAAATAACCCCAAACACTAACTCAAAGTTCTGTAAAGTGTTGTTTAACAATGTTGATGATGGTGGTTCATTTAAGATTTATCTATCTAGCAATCCAACCATATTAACAACGGTTAACACAAATGTTGGTGTTGACGGTGTATTCTATTCAAATCAGATTGACTTACAAAATGCAAATGGTGAATTACAAATCATGATTGAAAAAACAGATGGTAAGTTAACCGAAATTGTGGGTGTTCAATATTATGATGATGAATCAAAACCGATGTTACAAAACTATGCTAGGTCGGGGGCAAAATTGAAAGATATTAACACCTCTATCATTCCAACTCTATGCAACACATCGTTAGCATTTTTTGCTCTTGGTCATAATGACCAATGGGATGAAGATGTGTCAACATTTTCAAATAAAATTAATGAGTTTATGAATCATTTTTTTAAATTTAAAACAAAAGTTGTAGTTCTTGATTTTATTTGGGATGAAAATAAAACGGTGTTAAAAAATGAATTAAAAAGACTTTCTTCTTCACTTGATGGGATTTATATTGATTTCTCACCATATCACAATCAAATCGGGTTTATGAGTGATGAATCTCACCCATCAGTCTATGGACATCAAGTGATAGCAAGTGTTATCGCTCAAAAACTTGGTTTAGGTGTAAGGTCTAAAGGTGGTTCATTTCTGTATAAAAAACCTGTTAACATTGGGTTGATGAATAATGCAGAACTGCTATATAACACATCATATCGCGAAGGTAAAAAAGTAACCTTTAATCTTGGTATCTCACAATCACGAAATAATGGTGATGTGGTGGCGATTTTCCCTAAACCATTAAATGAAATAAAATTTTTAAGTGGTGGTGAAGAATATACCATCTTAAAAAGTGGGTTGGTGGTCTATAACGGGGAAACAAAAGAAAAACATGAATTAAGAGGATGTTATACAATTTAGAGGTGAAAAGAATGAGTGATGTAGTAACATTAATATCCAACATAGGGTTTCCAATGGCGTGTGCTGTTGGAATGGGTTGGTATTTTATGAATCAATCAAAATATGAGAGGGAAGAAAACTCAAACAGAGAGGAAAGATTATTCTCAATCATTGAATCAAACGGAAGGGTAATAAGTGAAAACACAAAAGCGATTCAAGATTTAAAAATAGTTATCGAGAGGGGGAAATAGAATGGTACAATGTTTAATTTTACCAGTAAATAAATCCTTATTAACAGTTGGATACAAAAATGAATGGTACCCAACCCGTTATCGTGGACAAATACACTATGGAATTGATGTGGTTCATGCCAATGGTAAAACCTATCTATACGGGTGTGGTGATGGTGTTGTAACACACTGTGGTTATGACCATGTTTGTGGTAATGTTTTAATTATTCAATACCCTAATTGTAAGTTGGTGGATGGTAGAATTCTTGACATAGTGGTTCGATATTTCCATATGGATAAAATATCAGTTAAAATTGGTGATAAAGTGAATATTAACAAACTATTGGGGTATTATGGAAAAACCGGGCAACAGGTTAATGGTTCGCATTTACATCTTGAAGTAGATTTTGATTATAACTACCCCGAATATACCCCATCATTAAAAGGCAATAGTAACATTTTGAAAGCATCACCAAAAGGTTACCCGGATACAACATTAAACCCGTGTGATGTGTTCTATCTAAAAAAATCACCACCTGAGTGTCAATCAGTGGCAATTAAATATCATGATTCAGTATCAAAAACAGATATAAACTATAAGACATTATAAGTGAGGTGGAAATAGGCTTGTGGTATGATAATGGTAGAATGTTGAGTTACAACAAAATATTTAACTTTGTAATTGGAAACCGTGGGGGTGGAAAAACATATAACGCCAAAAAGTGGTGTGTAAATGATTTTAAAAAGAACGGGAAACACTTTGTTTGGGTTCGAAGATACAAAACCGAGTTCAAAAGGGTTAAAACTTTCTTTGATGACATTTCACCACTCTACCCTGATGACACTTTTAAGGTTGAAGGTGGTAAGGCTTATATTAACGGTGAGGTTTTCGGAACATTCATCACATTATCTACTTCCACAACCGAAAAGTCAAATCCATACCCTCTTGTTAATAAAATCATCTTTGACGAATTTATCATTGATAAAGGTTCGCTTAGATACTTATCAAATGAGGTTGACGTTTTTCTTGAATTATATGAAACAATAGCACGTTTACGTGATGATGTTCGCGCCGTTTTTCTTGGAAATGCAATCTCATTGGTTAATCCTTACTTTTTATATTTTAACATCAAACCCGACTTATCAAAACGATTCAACAACTATCCACATTTAGTTGTTGAGTTGTATAAAAACGAAGAATACATTGAAGCGAAGAAAAACACAAGATTTGGTAAAATGTTAGAGGGTACTAAATATGGCGAATATGCTATTGATAACCAATTCTTTAGAGATGATTACACATTTATTGAACCATTCCCATGTGATTTAAAATTCTATTGTGTGGTAAAGTATAAAGGGATTCATTATGGAATTTGGAAACACTATGAATCAGGTGTTTTATATGTTAATAATAAATATGACCCATACACATTAAATAAATTCGCTTTAACAAAAGATGATAATGAACCCGATTGGAAGGGTATTGGAATTATAAAAAGAACTAAATGTTTAGACCATGTTGTTTTAATGTTTGAAACAGGAAATATCCGATTCTATGATATGACTGTAAAATCCATGTTTTACGAGTTTGTTCAATTTTTAAGATAGTCATCAGGCATCGTGTTCGATGTCTTTTTTTCTTCGACATCAATCGTCAGACCTCCTCTCCCCTACTGGTAAGATTTGGAAAAGGGAAATTCGGGTTAAATCATAGATGGACACTATATTT